TTGATTTAAAAATACTTAAACAAGATATAGATAAGTATCTAGAATCAGATGAAGACCTAATCAAACTTACCCAAAAAGTAGAATACCTACAAACAGTTGTTGACTTTTTAGAATCAACAGTACGCCAAATATCAAATAGAAGTTTTGCTATTAAAAATGCTATTGAGTGGAAAAAGTTTACTTCTGGTGCTATCTAATGTATACTGATATTAATCAATGTTATCATGTTATCCAAGGTGCTGTGGAAGATAAGATGATAGATAAGATTATTAATCAAGGTGAAAGTGTAAAATTATCAGAGGGTAAACTAAACAATAAAGGTATTACACCAGCAAGAAAGTCTAAGGTTTCATTTATTAAAAATAAAAGAATAGAAAATCTTATGAGTTTTTATGTTATGCAAACCAACAGAGATAAAGAATGGATGTATTATATTACAGATATAGAGGACTTTCAATACACAGTATATAATAAAGGTGATTACTATAATTGGCATATTGATAAAGGTCAGATATACCCTAATCGTAGAGAAAGAAAAATCTCTTTTTCTTTAATACTAAATGATGATTACAAAGGTGGTCAGTTAGAGTTTGGTATGACTACACCTAAAGATGTCAAAGATGATTATGTTGTCTTAGATTTAAAAAAAGGTGATATGGTAGTCTTTACAAGTTTTTTATGGCATAGAGTAAATCCGGTTATAGAAGGCATTAGAAAATCACTTGTAGGTTGGATAGTAGGCCCTTGTTTTAAATGAGAACACTTATATTAGAAAAGAAAAATGATGTACATTTATCAGTTGACGCTGATGAAGATGTGCGCCGTGATTTAGGAGAATACTTTACCTTTAATGTGCCTGGCTTTAAGTTTATGCCACAATATCGCAATCGTGTATGGGATGGCAAGATAAGATTATTTTCATATGCAACAGGTCAAATATACACAGGTCTATATCCTTACATACTCAATTGGTGTAATGAAAACAATGTATCAGTAGTAGATAAAACAGATATAAAAGACGCTGATGTAGATGATAAAAAAATAGACCAGTTTATAGAAGCTCTAAAAATTCCTTTTACTGTTAGAGATTATCAAAAAGAAGCCTTTGCTTATAGTCTTAGAAAACATAGATGTTTATTACTATCTCCAACGGCGTCCGGAAAATCTCTAATAATTTATCTGATGGTTCGGTTTAATCTGTTAAGACTATCTGAAAAAAACAACAAAATTTTAATTGTTGTTCCGACCACTTCTTTGGTTGAACAATTATATAAAGATTTTAAAGACTATGGGTATAATAGTTCTGCTCATGTTCATAGAATATATCAAGGTCATGAAAAACATTCTGATAAAAGAGTTTATATTAGTACATGGCAATCAATCTATAAAATGCCTAAAAAATGGTTTGAAGAATTTGGTTGTGTCATAGGTGATGAAGCACACTTATTTAAAGCAGTATCATTAACTAAAATACTTACAAAACTAGAAAACTGTAAGTATCGTATAGGTTTAACAGGTACTTTAGATGATAGTAAAACACACAAACTTGTATTAGAGGGTTTATTTGGCGCTGTTAATAGAGTTACATCTACTAAAACATTACAAGAAAACAAACAGTTAGCTGATTTAAAAATATTTTGTTTAGTATTAGAACATGATAATATGTCTAGAGATTTTTTAAAGGATAAATCCTATCAAGAAGAAATGGACTTTCTTGTGTCTAACGAATTGAGAAATAAATACATTCGCAATTTGTGTCTATCCCTTCAAGGAAACACCTTATGTTTATTTCAATATGTAGAAAAACATGGTGCTATTTTAAAAAAACTAATAGAGGATAAAAATGAAACAAAGAAAGTATTTTTCGTTTATGGAGGAGTGGACACCGAAGAAAGAGAAAGAATTAGAGCCATTACCGAAAAGAGTGATAACAGTATTATTATCGCTAGTTATGGCACCTTTTCTACTGGTATTAATATTAGGAATTTACACAATATTGTATTTAGTTCTCCTAGTAAAAGTCGTATACGAAACCTGCAAAGCATTGGTCGTGGGCTCAGACTAAAAGACAATCAATCGGGTGCCACATTATATGATATATCAGATAATCTAACATATAATGAAAAAGAAAACTACACGCTGGCACACTTTAAGGAACGCATAAATATTTACAACGAAGAAGGATTTAATTACGAAGTCCATAATGTGGAGTTAAGACATGGAAATAAAGATAATCAAACTAAGTAATGGTGATGATATAGTATGTCGCATACCACTAGAGCAAGATACAAAGTCTAAATGGTTAAGTATAAGTAAACCAATGCAAATTAAATATGTCCCTAAGTTTACCGTAAAAGGTATAACTGATTATGTAGCGCTTGTGAAATGGACAGCATATTCGCCAGATGAAACAGTAAGTATACCAAAAGATAAGATTATGACTTTAACAAGAGCTGGCGTTCCTTTACAAAGAAGTTATGAAGTTTTAGAAAGAAACTTTGCTGAACAAGAAACACAGGTTGAAGAAAAATCGCCTGTTTCCGAAAATGAATATTCTCGTAAAAGATTAACAGATGAACAGAATGAAAAACTCAATGAAATATTTGATTCAATGGAAATTGAAGACGCTGATGGTAAACTTCATTAGTGTCCTCTGGTACCTAGAGCACCCCTATCGCAAAGACACGCTCATTATACCAAATAAATTAACTTTTGTCAATGGTGGTTGATATGCAAAAACAGAAAAATTTTATAATAACTTTAGTATTAGCTTTAATAATGTTATTTACCTGGAACACGGCGTATGCCGTTGATTCTAGTATGGGTCAAATGCCTAATTTTCCTCAATTTAATATTAGAGGAACTATGCAAATAGATATTATTGTAAATGGAGAAAAACATCCTTTTCCAATTGTGTCTATGAGAAAGTGTCCACACAAAGTAAAAATTATTATGCAAGATAGTGAAGGTGGCACAACGGAGGAAGAATTAGAAGCTTCGTGTGAATAACCCTTTCACCATTGACATTTATTTGTAATTACCATATAATTATACAATGAAAACTGAAAAGAAAAAAGAACATTATGTAAACAACAAAGAGTTTCTAGCCGCTATGGTTGAGTATAAAAAACTATGCATAGAGGCTGAAGACGCTGGCGAAGAAAAACCACCTGTTACTAATTACATAGGTGAGTGTTTTTTAAAAATTGCAAATCATCTATCATACAGACCTAACTTTATCAATTATACATTTAGAGATGATATGATATCTGATGGTATAGAAAACTGTTTACAATATCTTGATAATTTTAATCCAGATAAATCAAATAATCCATTTGCATACTTTACACAAATAATATATTACGCTTTTATACGAAGAATACAGAAAGAAAAAAAACAGGCGAACATCAAGGCAAAACTTATTGCTGAGGGTGGGTATGAAGATATGGCAGTTAATGAAGGTGATGATGGCCATTACAGAAATCAATACTCAGAGTTTTTACAAAAACATACCACAGCTGATGAAGTACCAATCAAAAGAACACGAAAACGAAAAGGAAAACTGGACGAATTTTTAAATGAAGATAGCCCTGCTGAATGATACACATTTTGGTGTAAGAAACGACAGCCCAATCTTCCAAGAATACCAAAACAAATTTTATAGAGAATTGTTTTTTCCATATCTAGAAGAAAACAATATAAAATGTTTAGTACATCTTGGTGATGTGGTTGATAGAAGAAAGTTTATTAATCATCAAACTGCTTATAACTTTCAACATAAATTCTGGAACAGATTAACTGAGATGAATATTAATACACATATCATTTTAGGCAATCATGATACCTACTTTAAAAATACTAATGAAGTAAATGCATTAGAACAATTAAATGTAGGTCCTAATGTAAAAATATATTCTAAACCCACAGAAGTGGTGTTAGATAAATTACAAGTATTATTTTTACCTTGGATTTGTGATGATACTTATCAAGAAAGTGTTAATGCACTAAAAGTTTCTAAATCTCAAATATGTATGGGTCATCTAGAAGTCAAAGGTTTTGAAATGCATACTGGATTTTTTAATGACCACGGTCTAGAAAAAGACTTATTTAAAAGATTTGAAAAAGTTATATCTGGTCATTTTCATAAAAAGTCAGATGATGGCCAAATATATTATTGTGGTACTCAATATGAAATGACTTGGAATGATTATAAATGTCCAAAAGGTTTTCATATATTTGATACTCAGACTAGAGAGTTAACAAGAGTACCTAATCCTATGAGAATGTTTAAAAAGATTTATTACAATGATAAAGATAATAACTATGACAATATGGATATAACACAATTTGATAATACTCATGTTAAGATATATACAACCAATAAAACAAATGAATCAATGTTTGAAAATCTTATCAACAGATTACATACAGAAATAGATACACACGAATTAAGTATTATTGATGATGATACCTCAGATATAACAGCTACAGTTAGAGAAGATATATTAGACCAAGGAGAAGATACTCTAA